GTAGACGTGGCTGCAAAACTCAAACGTGTCTTTAACTGGAAGGTATTCTTTGATTGTTATACCGTACTGCGCGTATTTCTCAATAGCGTCTTCCACAGTGTGCTCAACCGTATCATCTCCAGCTGCAAGAACCTTCCTGCTTCCTATAAGATCAGCCAATCTAACACGCATCCAAGAGTTTCCTCTACTCGTTCGCAACTTGCCAGAATTGACAATACCAGTGAACGTGGGTGCTACCATTAGACCATCAGAAAATTGATAAATAGACTCAGATTCCAAATAGGCCTTGCTCATCAAAAGATGTTCCCACTCAGGGGAAACATCCTTGGAAAGGGCTATAAGTGATTGTGCTTCGTCAACTATTTGCCATTGTTTAACACTTTGATCCCAGCCTGACACATCAGCGTATGACATGGCGTAGCCACTATAGACTACGTCGTCAAACACGCTTCGATTCATTTCTGGGGAGAAACCTATACCAGGTTTAGATGGTATGTTCCTCCAATTTTGTATTTCCAATTTGCAAATGAAACGAGATATCAACATCTCAATCATTTTATCAACTAAGGATACAGACATAATTAATCTGACGCGTCCTTCAGCTATTTTACTAGCCTTATGTGGTTCTTGCTTAACAAAAACTCGCACGGGGTCAAGATAATCCTGATCTATTCTTTCGGTTCTGCTTTTCTTCCTTAACGTCTCAAGGGGAGTATTCAATATTTTCTCAATTCTATCCAAGACCAAATCATTAAATCTTTCTCCAAGCTTATCCAAGTACTGGTCATTCCTATTGGCTACAATAGCACAAGGAACTCCAGGACTGGCTTCCGGCTTTACGAAAACTTTAAGTTCATCTATCTTATCGGACCAAACTTGTCGATCATATCGAATGAGGTAAGATGGTAAATTAAAACTAACATACTTGGGCAGGAGTCTGGTATTGGACTCCTCTATTTCTACTTTACTAGGTGTTTTAAAAGAGGTAATGTGCTTATCGACTTGAAGCTTGAAACTTACTCGTTCTGCTTCTGGACCACGGGGTGGCCAGGCATAACTTTCAAGTTCTGGTTCAAGTTCTTTGGCCTTCTTCCATTTCTCTGATTCTTCTTTCCTTTCTGCTCCATGGAATGTGACACAACTCCTACCGACGACGATTGATTGTTTACTGAAGGGTTCTGGCTCACACCATTTATATAACCCCCGGTGTTCGCGGGGATTTTCGAGTTTAAAGAATTCTCATCTGGGACGACCAAAGTTTCCTTTAGCGGCACGAGGTTTGCTGCGGCGGTTTTGGCTTTCTTTTGATTAGCTCTTCTACGAGCTGAACGATTTACCGGTTTAATAGTATCTAGTGTTATCAATTGAGTTTTGTTTCCGTCTGCGGTTCGGCGAACAATCTTATCTTGTTCAACCTTATCCTGCTCCCGAAAAACCTTCCCTTTGTTTTCAGTGCGTAACTTTGTCTGCATCTTCTTCTCAACTCTGACCGTGTCAAAGGATGAAGGAAGTTCCGGATATAAGGGCACGCCTGACATTCCACGATCAATTCTAGCCATAACGGCCTCAATTCGTAGAGCCAAAAGTGTTTCAAAAGTATCACTAGCTATATACTGCATAATCTTGTCAATTACCAAATCTGGGAGATCTTGTTTATGGATCTCCTTCTTCGCTGCATTATAACTCTCCTGCAACTTAGCTGAACTAAGCGGGACAATAGAATAACCACACAAAGCGCAGTTATATCCTTTGGAATCCTGGACAGTAGCACACTTAGTGCACGTCCAAGGACTTTCCTTTCTATAACGGCCATGTTTAATTTCCTGGTTTATATGAGTACCTTGGTGTCCCTCATTACTCTTATAAGCCTTAACTTGTTTAATCTCCCATTTATCAGCATGTCGATTTCCTCTCTTCTT